TCATCCTTCACTGTGCCTTTAGGAACAAGCCCAAAAGCTTGGCAGTTCTTCCAATGTATATCACCCTTCAAGAGTTCTTCTTGCCACTCCAGATCACGCATGTAGTGGGCTAGGCAACGTAGTTCAATGCCACTCAAGTCTACACCCACCTGCACCTTCCCTTTAGGCACTGTCCACATCTCTCTGCACTCAGCACCATAGGGATTACCTACGGCTGGAACCTGTGCCATGTTAGGGCTGCTGTGTGTACACCTGCCTGTCACTGCACCATTGGTAATCACCCTGCCATGCACCCTGCCATCAGGTTGTACAAGCTCAAGCCAACTACTAATCTGTGCTACACGTTTTTGTAGCATCAAGTATTCAGAGACAAGCTTTGCTTCTGGTAGATCAATGCCTTCCAACACTGTCTCATCTACAATGATGTGGCCCTTCTCTGTCTTCTTCGTGAACACAACACCAAGCCCTTGCAAACGCTCAGCTATTTGTTGTCTACTACCGGGATTAAAGATGGTGGTTTTGTCTTTCAATTGTTTGCCTGTCTTATCAGACCAGCGTTGTTCCACAATTGGTTTAAACACTTCCTGCATCTGTGCTTCAATGTCAGCCATGCGCCCACTAAGCTCAGCCTGTAACAGCATGGCCTTGCGCTCATCAAGCATGAAGCCTGTCTCTTCCATCTGCTTACAGACAAGAGCCACTTCATGTTCAAGCTGTATGCTCTTAGCACTGAAGCCTTCATCAGCCATCACTTTAATTAGATGTATGTGTAGTCTTCTAAGCAGCAATACATCTTGCTCACAATACTTAGCCATTTCTTCAGACCATCCACCATCAAAGTCTGTGAAAGAAATCTTATGCTCTCCCAAACGAATACCCCATGCTTCAAGGCTGTGTAAGGATGGTGCTTTCTGTCCCTCAATACAAACCATTTCAATGTCAGGTTTGTACAGTCTAGATAGGATGAGAGTATCCACTAGCTTGCTTGGCTGGATGACAATTCCCCACACTTTCTGTAACACTGGTGCATCAAAGCCAATGATGTTATGTCCACACACTTCATCATCACCTAAGTATTCCAGCAAGCCTTCGGGATTTCTCCAGTGTGTAAGCACACCGTCTTTCATAGTGATACACAGCCATATAGTGTCATGGCTTGTGTTTGTTTCTATGTCAAGATAGATCATTGTGTGGCTTGTATATTGTGTTCAGTGTTTCAAAACTTCCATCATCAAATTTATTTACCACAATGCTTGTGAATATTTTTCTTTGTCTGCCCAAGATAGGATGGACATGGACTACTCCATACACTACAGCCTGTGTAATTTCATTGCTATCTTGTTTGTACAATTCTTTCTGTTCATCAGTTATTAAATCAGTAAAGAAATCAGCCTCACCAACAAAAGTGACAATTGGTTTTTGTTTCATAATGCTTCACCTTCCTCCTCAACAAATTCTAACATCCTACCAGTGTGCTTGTTGTAAAGCAAGTTACCAGCGGGGCCTGTTGTTCCACTAAACCTGTTCTTAAGCACACGAACCTTAGTCATGTTCCGCACTTGTTCTTCTTCTGCTTGACCATTGCGTTCAAGACCAACCACCATATCACTAAGCTGAGCAATGGAACCACTACCTCTTAGCTGTGCTAATGAAGTGACAGCACCTTCCTCATGCCCCTTATCAGAGGGACGTTTAAGATGGCTGACAATGATGAGAGCTATGTTTGTTTCTTGTACAAGCATACGAAGCTTGGTCATAATTTCATCAATGGCTTTACGCTCATCACCGCTCTCTTGTGCAGACACAATGATGGATACGTGATCAAGGAATATGTACTTACAACTAAGTCCTTTTGCCATGTAACGAACACGATTGATAATGTTATCTGTTGATGTGCTTCCAAAGTGGTCAAACAAAAACAATCTGCCTGTTCCTAATGTATTGTCAAAGGCTCTCTTGCGTTCTTCTTCTCCCACCTCATGGTCAGGTAGGTGTAGTGGAACATTAGCTGCAAGAGACATGATGGATAAGCCTGTCTTACGAATGCTTTCTTCCAAGAACATAAGGCCAATGTTGTCCTCTGTCTTCTGCACAATGTGCCACACAATTTCTCTAAGCACTTGGCTCTTACCCAAACCACTACCAGCAGTGATGGTGACAAGTTCACCAAAGCGCATACCATAGGTGAGTTCATTGAGTCCTTGCCAAGGATAGAAGCAATCGGCTGGAGCCAAAGGCTTAGACATTTCATCCCATAAGGTGGAGCCAGAGACAATGCCATCTGGCACAAACTGTTCAGCCCTCCACCACCTATCTACAAAGGCAGCTTCCTTGCTTTCAGAAAGCCAATCACATGCATCCTTGTAATCAGGCAGTGGTTTAAACACCTTGCACTTGCTACCGAAAAGCTCAGCCACTTCCTTAGCTGCCTTCACTCCATGCTCATCACCATCAAAACATACTATGATGTTTTCAAAGCTGTTAATATATTCATAATATTGCTTGCAATCTTTCAACGCAGAGCCAGCACCATTACGTATGGACACAACAGGATACTTAGATCCTGTCATTTGATATGCAGCCAGTGCATCAAACTCCCCTTCCACTATTGTGAGATAGCGCCCACCAATGGGGAACAAATGTTGTCCAAACAATGTACCCTTACCCCATGCACCAGCAGTGGAGAAAGATTTTTCTTTTGTGCTTCTAACTTTTGCAGCTACAAGCTGACTGTCCTTATCGTGATAGGGAAAGTACAAGTTGTTGTCACACTTAACAACACCAAACTTTTCCATTGTTGCTTTAGTGATGCGTCTGTCAGAGACGGACACTGACATGCCTTCTCTGTATTGTTTAAGAAAGGATGTGTCCTTCACTTCTGTTTCTTCTGTAAGCATTGTGTATGTTTCCTCTGAGGCTATGGTGGTGGGAGTGAATGTATTACATACAAAGCACTTGGTTGACATGTCATCATTTATTGATAGCCCATCTGAACTACCACAATGATGGCAAGGCTGATGTGTTTTAATAAATGTTAAAGATTTATTTCCCACGCTACTCCTTTGTAAGTTATGTCGTGTGTCTTTAAAATGTTACAGTAGGCATCAAAAAGTTGATGCATCCTACTGTTGTGTAGTGCTGTGATGCCAAGAATTAAATTGGCTTGTTCATCTTCTGTCATAGGTATTGGTCTATCCATCATAGCCCATAAAAAAAGATCTAAGTCTTCTTTTGTAGTCCATGCTTGCATTATTAGTTGTTCTAAATCAGTAAACTTCATAGATGTTTTTCCTTATGTTCTTTAGCTATTGCTTCGTCCAGAAATATTTGACCACAAATAAGACAACGCCACGCACAACTTTCCACAATTATAGTTTCTTTGTTGCTGTGTTGTCCACGCACCCTTCCAAAAAATGTTTTAATTTTTTCAAGCACTGTTTTTCTTTTTGAGTTTGGCTGCTGCCCATGCAACTCCTTGGTCAAAGGTGTCGGGCATGTCTTCAATTTCTTTCCAATCCTCATCCGTCAACCCCTGCCATGTAACTTGTTGTTTTTGCAACTTGACATAGGCTTCTTTGGCGAACTTGATTAAGTTTTCTTGACTCCATACATCAAACGCTGGCATTTCGTTGTCTCCTGCTTTCAATCATGTGTTCTTCTCCTCAGTGTAGCCGTTCTTTTGCTTGAGTCTGTCGTCAATGGCCTGTACAAATTCCCTCAAACTTAAATCTTCTTTGTCTAATTCGTCAAATTCTTCATCCGTCAGCCCCACCCATGTGCGCTGTGGTGAGGTGTCATAAAGTGCTTTTACTTTCCGTTTGTTGTGCGGAAATTTTCTATTTCTACGTTGCATTTCTTGGCGAGCTTCTAGCTCGGAGTCAAAAGATGGCAATGCAATAAGCCCATCACAATACACAGCCCACGCGACAGGCTCTTGCTCTGGCTGTGCCAAATGCCTACCTCTTGGTGTGCAAGGTTCTAAACAGGTGTTGTATTGCTGACAACACACTTTTGGCTCTGTGCGCTGTGGTGGGTGGGTGGCTAATTTACGCACACAAGCGTTCCATCCATCTGCGTATGCGTAGGCTGAATCGTTATCTGCTAATGCTTTCATCTCTACTACAGGCTCTTGCTCTGTGCGCTGTGGTGGGGTGACAAATATAGCTTCGCACTCAAACCCATTTTTATTCCATATTTCGATATCTTGATAGGTCATACCTGTTTCTTGCCATCCGAAGTATTGCCAACCGCCCCCAACCTTTCGTCTTCTCCACGCCACAGGCTCTTGCTCTGTACGCTGTGGTGGGTATTCCACCGTGCCTGTCTCTGCATTGAAATACTCGCACTGAAAGCAAGCGCCTTTGCAGTCTTCGTAGTTGGGGCATTCCTGCATTGGCCGGGGTGGCTGTGCC